ATCTTTCTAAATGCTGAACCTGCTAATGGTAATGAAAACAGCATTTTTTCTGTTTCAGTACGATATTCAGTCATTTCGTAAGTCAATAAGTAGTTTAAATAATCTTGAACTCTTTGACTTTGTTTTTCTTTAGCTGAATCTATTGGTCCTACTATTTTTGTTCTTACTGGACCTGATGCTGGAAATATCTCTGATATTGCCTGCGATTGAAATTTAATTACTGCTTCACTAAGCATTGGATGAAATACACCACAAGCTCCTGCCCAAGGAGTAGTTCTATCTTCAATCTTTAATCCTAACTGGTCTAAACCTTTAGTATAAGTTTCTTCCCAGTCAGCTCTTGAATCTCTATCTGCGTTAAAAGCATTAATAAGCTCATTACCCATTGAAGTTAGTTCATCTTCATCTATAAAATCTACAAGATTAGAATCAAATGTATCTGATTGCATATTGCTTGCAGTTGGGTCAAAGTCAACAATCATACCGCCATCTTCGGTTTCTGTTGTTACTGCTTCTACATCAACGTCTAAGCCTTCCTCTGGCTCCATCTCTACTAAGCCATCTATTGGCGTAGCAGGTACAAATTGTTTATCTATAGCCAATATATTCTCCTAGTAATAATCTGCTTTGCGATTATGTTCTATTGGTTCATCTTCTTCATCTGAATCTAAAGGAACAAATCCGCCTTGTCTAAATCTTAACAGAGCTTGCGTACTGCTATCAACTAAATCGTCATGTTCCATATTAGGAAATCCAGCAAACTCTTCTATAACTTCTTCTGCCCACCTTGTCTCTGGTGCCCAAACAACACCTGATGCAAACAAGTCAGATACAGCATTTACCCTAGATATTTTATCATTACCACGACTAGGTGTATATTCTTGGACTGGTATGCCTGTTTGTCTAAGTTCAAAGATTAATGGTAAGCCTGCTGCTTTAGCCTCTACAATGAACGCATCTGGTTTATAGGCGTTATACTTCTCTAGAGCCATTTTCTTTAATTCTGGGAACTCTAGACGCTCCTTATAAGCATCTAATAATATAAGGTTGGGTGCCACAAAACCATCATCATTTTCTTTGTAGAAAACTCCCCAGGAAGTACAAGCTGAATAGTCAGCTCTTTGTGTTTTAAGAAAAGCTGTGTCCCATGATTGAATAATGAACTCACATTCAGGAGGATTTTTACCTTCCCATACTTGCCACCATTCTCTCTTAACAAGAGCACCTTCTTCAGAAGTAGGGTCTTGTTGATATTGAGCCATCCACTTAGAACTAGGCAATTCAGCCTTCAAAGCTTCTAACTCTTCTAACTTCCAGAAAGCATCCCACAAAGGCTTACCAGAAGGTAAGATTGCAGGTAGTTCTATAACTTCCCATTGGTCGGCTCCGCCACTTGACCAGTTAAATCTTTATTATGCCATCTTGTCATCACTACAACGATTGCACCATTAGGCTGTAAACGCTGTCTAGGACCAGATGTGTACCATTCGTAGGTACGATTAAAAACATTTATATCTGAACTTGCACCTTCTTGTTCAGAGTGCGGGTCATCTATGATGAGAAGGTCAGCACCTTTACCAGTAACTGCACCGCCTACACCAATAGCAAAATATTCACCGCCTTTATTCGTATTCCAACGACCCGCAGCTTTAGAATCCGACTGCAAACTAACATTAGGGAATATTTTTTTATAATCTTTACTTCCTACAAGGTTTCTAACCTTTCTACCAAAGCCTACCGCTAACTCTGCGGTATGTGCTGTCTGTATTATCTTCTTTTCAGGCTTGCTTCCCAAGAACCATGCAGGTAATAGGTAAGACGCAAACTCAGATTTGGTATGTCTAGGTGGCATATTGATGATTAAACGCTTTAAATCGCCATTTGCGACACGTTCAAAAGCATCAGCCATAATTTGATGATGAGGACCATCGATAAAAGCACTCCACATCTCTTTGACAAACGCCATATAGTCTGTAGCACACTTCTCTCTGGACCTTGCATCTTCTAATTCATCTAATAAACCTAATAACTCTCTCTTCTCATCTAAAGGAAGGCTTTGTATTTGGTTTAATATTTGATTACTCATACATCTCCATACTAGATAGTAAGTAGATACTTTCTAAAATTAAAAACTTACTAAGTTTCTACCATCTAGTACATACTTATTGGGTATATACTTTACAAGTAGGTACCTACTGGATGCAAATCACGCTAGATTTTAACATAATTGCACATCTTCACAGGAAAAACAACTATTTTTTGCAAAATATTATGGGGGGTCTAGGGTCCCTTGACCATTTTCTGCAAAAAAACATATATTATCTTACAAAATATGCTATCAAAATGCAATACATAGGGGGGTCTATGAAAATTAGTGATAATCTGTGCAAATCACTATGTATATATGACAGTAGGAGTCCCGCACACACAAAAGGGGGGTGGGGGGTCTATTTATAGTGGGGAATCAAAACACAACATCTAGTGTTGCAGCGATCATCTGGTAACACAACATCTAGTGTCTACCCCTATATATAGTGCATCACAAAATCACACTACATACAGCACACACATAGCCTATGTGTTGCCCTATTAGATAGTTGGTTGTTGGTTGTCTATTGGTTGCTTAGCAATGCTTCGATACGCTCTTCAATATCTCTCTCAACTTCATCACTTGTCCTTGCTTCTTTAGTCTCTACTACATCGCTGAATAACGATACGCTCTTACCCAGTAATTCTAATGCTCGAATCCTAGCTGAATCTGAATCTGATTCTTTACTCTCACGATAAAGTTGGTCTATGACATAGTTTCTTGTCCTAAGGCTACTAGCTACTGCTGACTGCTCTTTACGTTCAATAGCCCTTTGTATGCTTATTGCTATCTTAGGGTTCGCCACAAGCTTGCTTGCTTCTACTTCTACCCATTTAGGTATCTTCCCTTGCTTAGTTAAAGTGACATCATAGACCTTTGCATATGCTTCTTTATAACTACCCAACTTGCCCTTGATTATTTCATCCACAAACTGGCGTTGCTTAATGGTTAGTTCCGCTTCTTTATTTACTAATTTCAGACTTGGTTTTTTTGTATCGCTCATATGATAAATATTAAACCTTTTGGATTGATTTTGTAATGCTCACAAACTGCTATCAAATAACATGAACCAGTAAATGTTTACTTTGATGTTCTCTAGCCTTATACTTGTCTCAACACAGACCAAAACGATTATGTCTCTAAAAGGTAGCTACCGCCCAACTGGGTACTCTAAAGGTTTAAAGGTAAGGTTCTAGCAGTAGGATGCGAAGTAAGGTTCTTTAGAAGGTCGTATCTGAATCCGCCAAAGAAAGTGGCTAGTGTGAGAGAGTGTAAAGGATAGCAATATCTGATGAAGCAAGACTCATAAATCTCTAAGAGGATTGTATCTAATGGCTATGTGAAATACATAGTTCTGAATATGAAGTAAGAGGTATAAAAGATTGATATACGAAACTTAGAGGACTACTCCAATAGTCTGTGAATTAACACACTGAAGAGAATCCTAATTATGGGGTTCAAGAAACTTATAAATACTTGGAGGTATTAATTATGTTTAAACCAAGCGAAGCGAAAATGTCATGTCTATCAGTTCTGAAAGGAAATAATATTCCATTCTTGATTGGTGGAACTGGCGTAGGTAAATCCGCAATTGTTAAAGAGATTGCGGAGGAACTAGCGGAAGATAGAACTTTAACTGATTCAGTAAATCCTAAAGAAAATGAATATGGATTCATTTCTTTTAGATTGGGGTTAGTTGAAAGTATCGACTTAGGCGGATTGCCTTACATTGAAGATGGTACACAAAAGAAAGCATTTCTAGGGAATCTTCCTAGAAGTGGCGAAGGTGTATTTTTCTTAGATGAATTTGCACAAGCACATTCAAGCGTGCAAGCAACGATAGGACAATTACTAGACCCAAAAGGGCAAAACGAAGAGCGTAGAATTGGCGATTATGTTTTCCCAAATGGATGGAAAATTGTACTAGCA